TTGGAATGCTGAAAGCAAGTCGGCTTTTTCAACAGCTGAACTTGTATCGTGCAACTGAGTTGAGTTTGCGCCAGCATCCATAGCAGTGATGAGGATCTCATCAGTTTTGCGACCGAGTGCAGAAGCAGCAGATTGAGCAACAGCTTGGCGTTCGTTGATGTTAGTCTTCAACTCGTCCAACTTGTCGATGTACTCTGGTGCATAGAAATCAGCCATTGTTGCTTCTACACTGGTGTGTGCAAGCTCCATTGGAGTTACGTTGCCGTTGCGTGATTTGGTAGTTGCGACGCCTTTTCCAATTACTTGGAAACGAGCAACCGAAGCAGAAACATTTGTAGAGCGAACTGTGTTACGGAGCTTAGACCCCATACGTTGATACGCTAAATGTACTTCTGTCTCGAACTGCTTGATAAAGGCTTGGTCAATAGTATTAGCCATTTTTTCAGTCCTAAATTAAAGTTACAGTTTCAACGGGTGTCCACTCTTTCACTTCAACAAGGGTGTCCTTTCGGGCCTTTCAGTGCGTTATGGGCCGTAGTGACTTATCATAAACATTTTTTTGAGCAGGATTGCAACGAATAAAGTCAACATACTTATCAGAAACGCCCACAGCTTCAAAGCCTAACCACCCCGCCCAGTCTAACATTATTTGGTAATCTGACAAAATGGTCATAGTCATATAGGATTCTGTCTTGTCAAAGAAGTTAATTAACATCTTGGAGCCACGCGCAATTGCATGAAAGTTATCTTTGATTTTATTAGAAAACATTGCGTACATCTGCGGAAAGTCTTGATGTCCAACATCTCCATCATACCAAAGACCGCAAACCATAAGAAAGTCTTCGCCCTCCTTACGTACAATGTAGCAGTCAGCGCACCTATACATTTCCTCCAATGCTTGTGATACGCTAGTGTGGCCAAGAAGCTTCAGTTCATGTACGCTTTCTTTACTTAATCCGGCAACCACTTCTGGTATATGCAGTAAAGTAAAAGGAGTAAGATAATACTTACCCCTCTTTAATACTTTAACCTCGGTAGATTTGTTTAAAGCCTTCTTCGACTTGTCTAACAAAGTTTGGATCTCGATCTCTTGGGTTGTGGTATCTTGGGTCATTCATCATCTCCACCAGTTTAGCCTCTGATACTCCCGCAGTAGCTTGAGTGTCACCCGCAAACGAGCCATCTTTAAGGGCTTCTTGTATGGCTTCTAATGCTATAATACCTTCATGGCTTTCACACATACGTTCGATTGCAGGCATCGCGTTCTCAGGAAAGAACTTAGTGGCAAACATAGACGCTGCTTGAATGCGATCATTAGCGTTCTCGCCAAGTTGCTTAGCCTCTGACTCAAGATCTGGAATGTTACTTTCCATAGAGGAGCCATACATCTCAATGCCTTTTTCAAACTCCTCTTGAGAAAACCCGTTTTCAAAAGAATGCTCAGACCACCACTTGAGAAGATCGTTATCAACTGAAGATTCTGGGTCAATGCTTTCTGGTAGCTGATAGTCGCCTGCTGTTTCTGGACGGCTGCCAAATGCTTCGGCTTGAATTTCCTCCATTAACGCGGCCTTAATGTCTTCATCCTTTGTGCCTAGCTTTGTTTCAAGTTCTTTATAAGCCTTAGCAAGATCTTCCCCACTGCTGTATTTCTCAGGAAGCCAGTCAGGTTTACTGTCAACTGGTGACGCTACGTCAAAGTCTTGTGACGTTACGTCACTTACTGGTTCAGCTTCTGCCGTAGGCTCAATAAGTGATTCACTCATTTGTTTTTGCTCCGATGTGCATGTGCGATACGTTGCTCAAGAAGGCCAACGAGATAACGCTGTCCCTCTATGTGTCGCAACTCTTCTGTTGTCACATTAGGCCCGTTAACCATTTCAATAGTTACAGATCTCAAATACTTTAGAACCTCTTTACCAGTAGGAGACTGAAATATCTGAGCAATGTTCTGGCTTATCTGAGTATCAAGAGAAGAATCTCGCTGATAGCCATCAACTCCAATGTTTATCTTACTAACCAATAGGGGCCTCTTGTGGTTGCTGCGGTTGCTGCGCTTGTTGCTCAGCCATTTGCTGCGCTAGTGCAGCTATTTGCTTACGCTGATCCTCATCACGAATCAAGCTCTCAGGAACACCAAACTTTTTAGCAAGATGCACAGCAGTTTTCTCACCATCTACCAGTAATTGCAGCATTTCGGGGCCAAACACACCACCGACTAGCTCTAAGAACCTTGCTACACTGGATATATCTTGATTCGACTGTGCTTGTGCAAGTGGAGAAACAGAGCGAATCTTAACTTCACGCCCGTTTATTGTTGGAACTTCAATACGTCCCTGCTTTTTAAGTATGTAAACAACGCGCTGAAGCAGTGGTTGAACCAACTCCGCCTGCAATCTACCAAAGGCTGACCCCATACGGCGTGATAAATCAGCCATACGCTCTGCAACTTCCGTTGCTGTAGCCGGTGTTTTGTTAGGATCACCAAGCATATCATTGTACAGCGCACGTTTAATGTTCAAACGCATGTCACCTAGCACCAGCTGAGCAACATCAAAGTTTCCCGCTGCTTGTATTGGCTGCAATCCAGCAGAACCCATAGCTTTAGGAATGATAGATCCCGGGACTAATTGTATCGTATCGGGATTTAGAACGCCGTCGTCATCTATTTGATAGACACCAGAGATAGCCATTTGAGCGTTCTCTAGGATAAGCTCAATAGTTAGGTTACATGTCTTAATGGCTGATAGTGCATTAATCAGTGGGCCACGACCATATACCTCACCAGCACACTTAGCCCAGCGGAAACAGATAAAGGGATTAGACCCAGATCCAGAGATCTTTTTAGAATAAAGAAGTGTCATTGTGTCCATACATACACCGTAATGTAAGTATGCTTCTTCGTTCTTACGGGAGTAATCCTTGCAAACTATTTCGAGTACAGTTGTTTCCAGATCTCGTCCCATTTTGGATTGAACTTTGGGATCAAACGTAGAGTTGGGATAAAGCTGAGACAGTTGATCGAACTTAATGTTCTTACGTTCACGGTAAATGTGGTCGATCTTGTCGTCAGGTCCAGTATCCAGCACCACATGAGGCAAAGGAATGGCACTAAAGTTGATAGGATTAAGAGCATCGCCCTCTTCTGCACACAAAACACCTGTGCCAACAGCAAGATCCATAAACGATTCGTGTACTTCCTGACTGAAATTAGAGTTCTGAAGCACTTCGAATACATAATCAGTTACCTCATCGAGCTCATTATCAATAGCTTCGCGCTCATCTTTAGGCACTTCGCTGCCTGACATAAGGTCAGCCCATCGTGCAAAGTTAGGAACGATGCCTGACTGAAGACGGCTTGCAAATTCTTGCACACCTACAACGGCAGTCTCATCAAAGATCTTATCATCACGGCGTTGACCCGGGTCTTCAGCATAAAATGACTCACGTTGGGGAAGCGCATACTCATAGCATTCCTCAAACAATGGAACCCAGCGTTCACGGAAAGATTTAGCTTTCTGATACTTCTGGATGTATTGTTTTGCTATTTGGTCCATTAGCCAAACCTACCTAAAAAACCACCGCCTGTTGATGTAAGTAAGGATGCCCGGCCAGTGCCACCACGTTTGCCTTTGCCAGCGCTTCTTGATGTAAGAGCTTCAGTAATATCGTCCCTCTTAGCTTTAGCGCGTCTTTCGTCTTCTTCACGAGTTGCCATGTCTGTTTCTACTCTAGCAGCTGCTGCCGCTTGGTTTTCTGCTGATGCTTGTGCAGTAGCTTGGGGCTTAGATGATCCAAAACACATTATATATCTCCTTCTGTTACTCTTCCTAAGCACAAAAACAGAAAAGTCTCAATGCAAAAACTATAGTCTAGCCCATAATCCCTGCTTTTTGCGCTGATTTGGTCTACGATTAAACACATCAAAGTCCCTTTTTGCAACAGTAGCAACCGCAGGAGTCTGACTATTCATCAAAGCTCGTCCTTCACCAGCCCCTAAAAACAAGTATTGTGCTGCATCGTGTACGTGTGAAAACATATTCTTATCAGGTTTGTCAGCAAACCGCTCACCAGATACTTGCATGCGCTTATAAGCATAGCCACCCTCAAAGCCTTTGATTAGCTGAGTGCAACGCCTATCGATTAATAGGACTGGCTTACCTTCTACCATCTTAGTCAGCTGGGATGATACAGCCTCAAGGCGAAGGTCAACAGAGTTGGAGGGAGCTGGGAACGCCCTCAAGCCAGCACCGCGCATGATGTGAAAGGGAGTTGACTCATCAGTTTGCGCGCGAAAGTCCCCTGCTGGGTCACCGTAAATGATAACTTCACCAGCAGCAGCGTATCTAGTTGATAGTTCTTGACGTAAAACCTCAGAGAATCTGACGATCCCCATGTCGATTGCTACTATTTCTGACTGTAAATACCACCTACCGCGTACCTTTTGACCAAGAACCGCAGCTGGAGTAAGGCCAAAGTCCACCCCAACGTACACTGGAGCCCCCGCTGCAATGGGTATTTCTTCTTTAGCAACGTGAACTTCAGCAGCAAACATGGGATAAACGGGCTTTCCTTCTTGGATATGTCCAAGCTTATTCATAACATATACATCAATCCACGACTTTGTCTTACCTTGAATTAGATTAGGGTAATAACTCTTCATCATGTTCTTTTGATTCTCAGCATTCCCGCTAGGAGTGTATCCGTCTATCTCTCCGTCCTCGTCTTTAGTTTCAAGCATCCCAGAAGGCTGGGTATAGAAATGCCAATTCGTTGGCTTGACCAACATCTTAGCTTGCTCACGTGGTATATGATCAGGAATTGGAACCTCACCGGACATAATCGGCCACCAATGGTCTTCCTCAGGGGCGTTGGTATCGGCAATAACGCCAGTCCAAGAGGGACCACCATCGCGCATAGAAGGATAGCGGCCAACCCGCATCGTACAGGCATCGATAATACTCTTAGGAATTTCGCGCGCTTCGTTGATCCAGATGCCCGTAAGCTCCAGCGAGAGTAGTTTCTTGACATCTTCTGGCCTATCTAGGGCAAGGAACAATACCTCTAGTTCCATGTCACCTTTTCTAATGTTGTGAGTATAAGGGACTGACCAAGTAAACTTTCCCCAATCAGCCTCAGGAAACCAGTCTAACCACGTCTTAATGGTAGTTGTTCTAAGCTGTGGGTTGGTATTACGTATGATAGCCCAACGGCTTTTGCGCTTTCCATCAGGTGATTTCTGTTGTTCCAGAGCTCGACGGAATACTTCGACACAGCAAGCAACGGATTTGCCTGAGCCTACGGGGCCTCTTATTCCACGAAAAAATGTTTGGTCTTTCATAAAGCCTTTGATTGTTTCACCATCGGGCTTGTATTTAAAGTCTGGCATTACTTTTTAACTTACCTTTTTAAGTAATGTTTTTTTCTTTTTCTTAGGGAAGCCAGCCTTCATATTAGAGTATGACTTGTCGCTAATGGTAGACTCACTCTTGGAACGGCTAGTCCCTGCCTTTTTACGGGCATTTATATTTGCGTAAAGACTCATTACCTTAATCCTTTATCCACACCAAACTTAATCATGCGCTCTATAACTTCGGGACCAATGCTATCTATAAGCTTGTCCACCTCGTAGTTCGTAACAAAAGCCTTACCGTGCTTGGCTTCGATGTAAGCAAACTCTGTCTTGCGAACAATGCCACGCAGCATAGAAAGTTCCATTGGCTTTAAGGTGCTAGTGAAACTCATTTAGCCTTCTTCTTTTTAGCTGGTTTTTTCTTTGATTCATTTATAAGAGGCGTAGAAGGGTCATCGGCTTTAAAGTGGCCTGCATCTGTACGTGCGCTGACGGGCTCATCCCCTTCTTCAAGCTTAACCGAGGTACTCATGTGGGTCTTTTCGGTCCAAGTAAAGCCAAGAAAGTCGTGAGTTTCACCGGTCCAAAGCGCGCCACCGTTCCTAATATACAAAGCCATGTTAGTATCCTTGATTCAATAATGAGCCACGGGCTTGAGCGCCCTGACGCATAGTGGGTGTACCTACGTCCTTTAGCTTTTTGGATGTACGCTCTGGCGTATCCTCATCTGGGGTCATGCTTAAAGACGGGAGCTTGCCAAATGTGGGCTTAGTCTCCGCGTAATACTCGTCAGCTGTCTTAACCTTTGGGCCACCGCCACCACCAAAACACATGTGCTTATCCTTTAAATTTCATCGTCTCTGTATTTCTTAGGCCCTCTTAACCTTTTAAAGAACTGATAGGTTGGGGTCATCTCCAGTAAACCCCTACTAACTTTGCTAACTGCAAGCTTTGTCCTAAAGAGAGTAGGTCTTCTTACGGGTCTGTTTTTTGCAAGACTGGTATTATTTGTTCTTGGCAGTTTACGTGTAAAATTCCTAGAGCCTAAAGTATTAGC